CTTTACAACAAAGAAAAACTTTATCTCAAAAAGATATTGATTATTTGATTGCCCTATGGTTGTGCGCTAAGGGGTCAGGATCAACATTTCGTTATCCTGATTTAGTTAACGGTTTATCAATTTTATCCCGGTTTAACTCTGTTTCTTTGAGCTACCAAAACCAAACCTCTTTACAAATTTATTCACTTGGAGAATTACAGATAAGGAGATTTACCGAGGGGGTACAACAAGATTTAGGGTTAGACGATTCTTTCGCAAATCCTGTTTTAACGCTGTGTTATTGCGTTTTAATTGAACTTACAAACGGAGAAAAGCTCGGTTATACAAATTTTTCCCAAGACTTAAAAATTGGTGGGGTAGTATTTCGAGCAAAGCAAGCTCTTGATCCGACTGCAATAGAAAAACAATTGGGAATACAATCGGATAATCAAGAATATAGAGGTGCTTTTAGTGATAATATTGACGAAAATTTACTTTTTTCTGATAGATTTAGAGAAGCTCGAATTATCACAGCAATTGTTGATTGGCAATATCCTCCTAATTCACTTTTAGATCTTCCAGACGAGCAAATACAAATAGGTTATGTGGGAGAAATTAAATCACTTGGTGGCGAAAGCTATACACTTGAAAATCTTACTGGCTCTAGTATTAATTTAAGGCAAAGTAGAGATGAAAAAACATCGCCTTTTTGCCGATGGGCCTTTGGACAGGATAACGGTGATAACTCAGGATGCCGTAAACAAGTACCATTTTACGAAACTCAGGTTGCTAGTACTAATAGTCGGAGAGAATTTGAGGTGTGGGGACAATACCAAAATCTTGCTTGGGGAAAATGTACATTTACAGACGGGGCAAATAAATCAGCTACTTACGCAATTTACCGAACTGTTTCAATATTTGGAGGTAAAACTCAAATTCAGTTATTTACTGAAGCATCTGGTTCCGTAGCTACCCACGATAGCGTAATCCTTACTGCTGGCTGTGACAAAACTTACAATACTTGTAAAAACACTTGGAATAATGCTATAAATTTTGGAAATATCCCCAGTTTTGGGAACTTTATGCCTGGGAATGACTTTCTATTAAGCTCTCCAAAGCAAAGTTAAGTGTTTCTAAAAAAATTAATTTCAATTCATGAATGACAGTAAAAAACTCTAGAATAGTTTTATTGATGTTTCCCTTTTGCCATGTATTATATTTCTGTTGCCAACCAAAGCCGTCCCCCCTATGTCGAGAATCACGATTTAAAAATAAATTTTAACGATCTTGGGACTGTCGTTGCTATCGCAATAGCATTACTTAGTATGTTTTCAAGAAATACCAAATCACAGGCTAAAGAACTTGACCACGAAACCTTTGAGAAAACATCAAGGAAGATGGAGTCTCTTGAGCAAAAGCTAGAGAAAATGGTTGAAAGACTATCAACAGGAATAGAAAAACTGACTATATTAACAGCGCAACTTGACAAAGAGATAAGTCTTATTAAAGCCAAACAAGAAACTTTCTCTTCTATTTCTACTCAAATAGAAGGACTTCGCAAAAAACAGGAAGAACTTGATATACGAATCGGAATACTTGAACATAAATCTTAACAGAATTGTCAACTTTACTAACTAAATTGCCATGAAATTTTTAACAGCAAATCGCAACACTATTTTAAAATCGTACTTAATGGATTCTAACTCCGAAAGTCTTCCTCAAGACTTTAGGGCAATCCCAATCAAAGCTGGACAAAGAGTAATTTATAGTCAGATTCTCAAAAGAGAAAAAAATCACTATTTGCTAGAAATAAAGCCCCCGATTGAGGGTAAATTTAATTGGTACGCTTTTGTTGGTCACTTTAACGATCCCAATCCCCCTGTAGTCCCCAAGGATCAAGTTGAGGGTGTGTTTGACAGGCTTAACGATAAAATTACTGATTTTCAGTTTCAAAAATTAGATGAGTGCCTTAAGAGATTTAACATTACCACAGTACAAAGAGTTCGACATTTTTTAAGCCAAATAGCCCATGAATCAGCAGGATTACGGTACATGGTAGAAATCCACGACGGCTCAAATTATGAAGGACGAAAAGACTTAGGGAATACCAGACCTGGTGACGGCAAAAAGTTCAGAGGTGTAGATGCTCTCCAAATGACTGGCAGAGCCAATTATCAGGCATTTGCTAACTATATAGGCGATCAGCGTGTTATGGAAGGGTGGCGATATGTTAGCGAAAGATATTTATTTTTACCATCTGGGTTTTGGTGGATGAATAACAAAATGAATGAGTTGTGTGACCGTGGGGCAACCGTTGAACAAGTCACCCGTCGCGTCAACGGTGGTACAAATGGACTAGCTGAAAGAAAACGGTATTATGAGAGGGCTTTAAGATTTATCTAAGATATTGACAATTCAAAAAGTAACCTGTAATATTTAGTTAAAACTAAAGGTTGTCATGAGAAAAGAATTTCGTCCGTTAATACTAGAAACAGTAGAAGGTCATCCGGCATTTATTAACTGTTACGATATTATTACAAGCACCCATTGCTCTATTGAAGATAATTACATAGTCGATGCGACTTCACAAGTGGGGATTGCAATATCCAATGTTGCGGCTAAGGCTTTAATGAACGCGTTAACTACTGATTTATTTTTTTCTAGTGATGACATTGACGAAAGAAGAGTTTTGCGGAGCGATGGAACATTTGATAGATATTTTTAATATTTAGATTTCTCCTTGGGTGATTTAAAACAGACCATCAACAAAATGGTCTGTTTTCTTATATCATAGAAATAGTACATGGCAGTTCTAATGGCAAAAAAGAAGAAAAAGGATGACAAATTAAGAGGCTCTCAGCGATCCCTTACTTCACCGGGGATCGTGTCGGTATCACGTCGGTACGATTTGGAGATTACGGAAAATCCTATCCGTGATCCGAGAATATCAAGAGAATTAATCGAACTTAATCAATGGTGCTATGAAGTCGTCCACGCCCTTGATATGGCCGCTTCTGATACCTTTGCATCTGACGATGGAGACGATCAGGGATGGATAGTAGCAAAAAACCTTGATGATGAAGAAACTCCTGTTAACCCAGAAGTATTTGCCATTGCAGAAGATATTAGGTTAAGAAAACAGAATTTTTCAACCTACATGATTGGTGGGGATAGACTCAAGAAAGCCCTAAGATGGGCATTAGGGAAAGGAGAATGTTTTCTAGAGTTGGGCATTGAACGAGAAGGGTTATCTGCCAACAAGTCTAAAGATTTTGGTGTAGCAAAGACTCTTTATTTACCTACCTTTGAGATGTTTAGAAAAGAAACAGATCAAGGGGAACTAATTGGTTTCGAGCAAAGAAAATATGTCTCGGAGTCTGACCCTGATTATTTTTTTGAACCCTATAAAATCTGTCATATTCGCCATGAACCTGATTTTCTTTATGGTCGCTCTCTTTGGTTAGCTTCTTTAGATGCTTGGGCTGATGTTAAACAAGCTTTCGATAATTTGATTAGGGCATCCAATGACTTAGGAGTTTCTCCGACTCTGCATATTATGCCAGGTATTTCTACCGAGCAAGAAAGAATTTATGAGCGAGAATTAGAAATCCGTAGAAAAAGCGGAATAATATCCGACCATATTCTCAGCTATCCTGGGCAAGATATTCGTAAAATGGCTAATTTTAACCCTGATTTAACAGGGCTAATTGATACTCTTTTGCAATGCCGGTACAAGCTAATTATCCCTGGATTTCCGACCTATTTCTTCCCAGGATTAGAATCAAAAGGGGGAACTAAAGAGTTATCCCGGTCGCCTGATCGTCGCTATTCTAGGATGAGATACGGATGGTGTCAGCTTCTTAGCGGTGCTATCAAACAGGTAATTGACACAGAAATCATTCTCAGAAAAGGATTAGATTTTTATGCCGAAAATGCTAGAAATAAATATCGGATACTGTGGCCAGAATGGAGTGAATCTATTGATGGTATGTCTGGGGGAGAAGTTGAAGACACTGACTCTGATTTAACCGATGAAGAAACTAATAAACAACCTGTTAAAAAAATAAATATAAATCAAAATGATTAATCAAATTATTCACGGTGATTGTTTTGATGTTTTAAAAAATATTCCTGATAATTCCATTGATTTAATCCTTACCGATCCTCCTTATGGACTTTCGTTCATGGGAAAAAATTGGGATCATGGTGTACCCGGTGTACAGTTTTGGATTGAAGCTTTACGAGTCGCTAAACCAGGAGCGCACCTATTTGCTTTTGGTGGGACTCGTACTTTTCACCGATTGGCAGTAGCGATCGAGGACGCTGGTTGGGAAATCAGAGATACCATTATGTGGGTCTATGGGTCGGGGTTTCCGAAGTCGTTGGACGTAAGCAAGGCGATTGATAAACGAGGGGGAGCGACTGTTGGATTTGAATCCTTTCGTAATGCAGTAAAAACTGCAATGAATAAAAATCAAATAAGCCGAGCAAAACTGCAAGAGGCTTTAGGTAATTTTATGTTGTCCCATTATTTGACGGCTGGCTCACAACCTGCGATTCCAAATTGGCGTGATTATCAAGTCATACGTGATACAGTTGGACTTGGCGATGCTTATGACGAAATGTTTAGACCAGAAGCCGAGCGTGAGGTTGTGGGTAAGAGCATAAGTGGTAAGACCGCAATATGGCAAGAACAGGGAGGCATGGGCGACTTTAACATCACCGCCCCCGCCACACCCGAAGCAAAACAATGGGAAGGCTGGGGGACTGCTCTAAAACCAGCACTCGAACCGATTACGGTGGCTCGTAAACCTCTCACTGGCACGGTAGCTGAAAATGTCCTACAGTGGGGAACTGGGGCGATTAATGTGGATGGGGGCAGGGTAGGGACGAATGACGGACTTGAGCGCCCTTATGGCGGCGAGAACAAGGTTTATGGCAGCTATGGTATGGAACGCGGAACCAGAACCGGCGATGCGCTCACCGGCCGATGGCCTGCCAACTTCATCCACGACGGCAGCGAGGAGGTGGTGGGGTTGTTTCCTTATCAGAAGTCAGGCAAAGTTAAACCTCACGTTATAAAGCGTGACAAAACAGTAGTAGATTTTCAGCGTGGGTTGACTCAAAGAACAGGGCATTTTCTATCTAGCGAAGGCTCCGCCGCCCGATTTTTCTATTGCGCTAAAGCTAGTAAATCCGAACGCGGTGAGGGCAATACTCATCCTACGGTAAAACCACTAGCATTAATGAAATATCTCATAACTCTAGGATTACCTCCGGGTGGGATAGTCCTCGACCCTTTTTGTGGTTCTGGCACTACTGCTTTAGCTTGCAAAGAATTAGGTAGAAATTATATCTGTATCGAGAAAGAATTAGAATATTATCAGATAGCTTGTAACAGGCTAGACCAACCTATAGAACCTATTCCAGATGAACCGATAGAAGAACCAGTAGATAATTCTCCATTACAGTTAAAACTGTTTTAAATTTGATAAAATACAGTAAAACCAAGAGATAATTATGACAAATCTAAAAGCTTATGTTGTTTCCGATTCTAATGATGGTCAGGTCGTTAACATGACTGAACTGGAAGTTATTGAAGCTTTAAAAGATGAGGTGTCTAAGCTAAAAGCTCAGATCGGTGAACTTAACAAAGCAGAAACAGAAGCGTAAGTGGATTAGGGAACTGTCAAGAGTTATTTCTTGTCAGTCAAGAGTTATTATTTAATTTAAAGAGAAAATCCATGAATAACAATAACTTTGACGCTATTATCGAAGATTTGAGTATCGAAGACTTGAGAGCCGAATACGCCGAATTAACCGACTCATACGATAGCCTGATGTTTGATTATGAAACATTAAAATTAAAGATAAAAATGTTAGAAATTAAAAACCGCAACCTAAAAGCTAAACTTGATAAATCAGAAAAAATCCAAGAATTAGTTTATGACGGATTAGGAGACAAATAAGATGACAGATAAATTTAACCCAGAAGATAAAAACTTACAGCCAATTAGTCAGTTGCTAGGGAGAGCCGAAGTAACAGCCAATGACATCCAAAAAGCTATCGATGACTGGAAAAAGAAACCTCCGGATGATGAATTTAAAAACCTATTAGAACCTGAAATAAGTTATGAGTGATTTTTCTTTTAACCCTGCAACTCGACGCTATCGAGACAACCGAACGGGGAGATTTGTCTCCACTGAAAAAGTTAGACAAATCTCCCAACAAACTATTAATGCCCGTACTCAAAAAACAGATAAACTTACCCGTGACCTTTTAGAGAAAAAAATAACTGTTAGTGAGTGGGAAGAGAAAATGTCTTTCGAGATTAAAAACCTAACTATTCAGCTTTATCAAGTTGGTAAGCCCGATATGAACGCTTCTGACTATGGCAGAATTGGTCAGATGCTTAGAACACAATACGCGCGATTAAGAAAGTTTTCCCGTGATATTATTCTTGGTACTCAATCAGAGGCTCAAATAATCAACCGCTCTAAACAGTACGTTGCCAAGTCTAGAGAAGCTTTTGAGGAGGGAAGCCGGAGAGGACACGCTCTAATCAACAAGTGGGAAAAGAGAATAATTACCAAAAAAGAATCTTGCCAAGAGTGTCTTTTTTATGAAAGTGCCGGTTGGCAGCCTATCGGAACACTCCCCCGACCGACTGAAAGATGTACTTGCCGGGCTAATTGCGGCTGTTACTTTATTTTTTCTAACTCTAGGGAACGACCTACCCAGAATATGCTTTCGTTAAACTTTGGCTGGACGAAATAAAAAACGCAGGGTATCAATCCTGCGCTGTTTCCTCAGCTATACACTTTCTATGGAGACAAATATTTTGTATTGAAATTTTATATTTATAGGTTGGGCTGGAGACGACACTATTAATATACATCAACCAACCATAAACGTCAAGCCTTTAGATAGAATTATTTATATAAGTATTTTTTATTGACATGGAACTAGAACTAACCCGCGCTGAATTAGAGATATTGCTACAGACCCGTCATCCTACCGACGAGGAGATGTCGTTAATCAATCAATTCAAACCCTACGGACTCGATCCGTGGGAATCATCGGAACTGATGCGATTTGCTTTAATTGCTTCAAATAACTTAATTCACGGTTCTGGCCAGGTATGGGATAAAAATGTTTTAGAAACTATGGTGGCTAGTTATCCCGGATGCGCCTTGATGATCGATCATGAATGGGAAGATCAGACCAAAACTTTTGGGATGATCTATGATTCTTTTATTTATTCCTTGCCTCGTGTAAGCAAGGAAGGGATAGTGCGAATCCTCGAAAAATCTCCTAATCCAAGCGAAGATTATCGAATAATCCAAAAAGACGGCTATCATCAGGTCTTGGTCTTTGGATTTGCAGAAGCGACTCACCCGATTATTTCAGAAATTTCCTATGGCAGAAAAGCCGATGTTTCAATGGGGGGAATTTTTTATGGCGAGTCGATTTGTCCTATCTGCGATATTCCTTACAGTGATCCTAAATGTCCCCACTACCCCCCATATATGGCAGGGCTAGTAGATGAAGAAACGCTAACCCCTTACTATCGCCGTTCTGGAAAAATGGATTCTATCGAATGCAGTTTTGTTGCCAGTGGCAATTGTCGCCAAGCAAGATTAATAGATTCCCGTCCCAATACTTTTGTTTTTACCTAAAACAGAAAGTTCTGTAGTACAATTATATCTAATAGTTAGTGATCAGCAATCAGTAATGAATACCCTAAAAGAAATTAAACGGGTTACTCCCGTAGCTATTAAAGATTCAGCAGAAGGAACTGATACTCCTTCTCAAGAAGAAATCTACACCCTGACTCAAAAAGCCACTTTTCGAGGTGATTTAAAGCCTTCTGGAAGTGGTGTACCAGTTAAAAATTCCGACCCTGATCCCACTCCCGTCCCAGTCTTTGATCCCAAAGCGATTCAAGAGATTGTCAAAAACACCGTAGCAGAAACCGTAGCTTCGGTAAAGCAAGCGATGGAATTAGACAAACAATCTGCATTAGAGTCTCAAAAACAACAATTTGAAACTACAAAAGCTACCCTAGAAGCTTCTCTCAATTCTGCCACGGAAGCTATCCAAAAATCTAATGAAAAAATCGCTCAACTAGAAACTAAAGTCACTGAGTCGGAAAAGACGATTAATAATTTTGCTGACGTAGGAAAGCTTTACGGTAGCCAAACACCAGAAAAAATGCAGTTCCCTAACTTCAACAAAACCGTCGCTCATAATGCTGATAAAATTACAGGTGCGCTTGACGAAACCTTTGATTTGATTGAAGACATTCAGAAAAATTCTGGTGTAATCTATTCGGCTCCTGTAATGGGCGGTAATCAGACAGTAAACCTGTACGATAAAGTACGATTAGATCGCCATGTTAAAAATAACCGGCAACAGATTGTCAACTCTTTAGATGATTGGGGTCGCAAACAAGGCTGGTTCAGAGGGACTCGTTCGGCTCCTGTAATGGGCGGTCAAGTTTCAAAAAATGCCCCAACGACTGCGGCGGATTTGCCTCCGTTTTTTCTTGACACTTTGTCAGCAATTCTCCGTACAACTCAAATCCCTGGGTTTGCCTTTTGGCAGATTCCTAATTATGCCTTAGACTTTACGGCTCGTAATGGAACTGTTATCCGAATTCCTCGATTAAATTACCTAACAAGTTCCCCGTCGGTAAGCGATTATCAACTATCAGGAAAGGGTGAGTATGCTGATCTGACTTCTGAATCAGATAATAATAGTGCGTCTAGCGTATCGGCAGAAATCTTTGAATATGGGCGCGGTAAAGTAGGTGCTTCTACTGCAATCCGACCTGTTTCTATCCCAACTTTCACTGAATATTTTAGTGCGATGGGAATGATTGATTGGATGCAAAATACGCTGTATTACGACTATGCAAGTTTTGATAATACCATGATCAAAACTATGCTTGATAGCACGTCACTGCATTTGTATAATAAAAAAGGCAGTCTCGTTACTTCCCCCACTGGACTATCGGCAACAGGAGATGATGGAACTTTTACCAAAGGATTCTTGCGGCGATTATATCAATACGCCCACGATAACAGGTTCCAGATGTACCCTGACCAGACGTATTTGTTATTCCTAAATTCGACTCAAATTCTGCAATTAAAAGAGAGTTATGATGACGATTGGCAAGCAAATACGACTCGCGATCTTGACGCTTTACTAAATATTCTCAATCCATCCTATATTCCCCCTGGGGATACTGGAAGGGTTAACTCGTATTTAGGGTTGGTAGAAAAATTCCATATTTTTGAAACTGGCAATAGTGTCGGTGTCGGAGCGGCTGGTCAACCTGGTGTTCAAAGTGAAACATTGGGCGGTTCTTTAGGTGCTAAAACTACCCGTACTGGTTATTTAATTGGAGCCGGTGCGTTAGGTGTTGGTGTAGGGATGCCGTTTCAAATCACTTTTGATAATGTCACTCAATTTGATCGTCGGATTCGCGCAACTTGGTTAGCGTGGCTCGGCTACAAAACCTTAGATGTCGATCCCGTAGGTACTGGTGAAGCTTCTCAGCAGTTACGAGTAGCTGAATTACGCACCCTAGATGTAGCGGTATAAACCTTATCTTTCTAACAATTATGGCAAACAAAGAAACCCTCGAAGAAACTTTACCCACTGCGACAAGTGGAACTAAAAACCTTTCCACGACAAATGGAACTAATGAAGTTACTTATAACAATCTGAAAGCGCTAGGTTATCCAGTCTGTAACCGGTGTAAAGGTCAACTCAGAACTGATCTCGATCATCGTCCATTTTGTCCAGTCAAAGACACCAGTTGTCCTCTATTGAGCAAAATTTCCTAATGATTTTTAGCATTGATGACCTCTCTATTTTCGCACCATCAGTATCTTTATCAGAAGATGCTGTCACTGGTGCGATTTACTTTGTTCAATCAATCATTGAAGGTGATAGAGGGGCAGATCGACCTTTAGAGATTACCCGTCACCGGGAAAAACTAAGAGTTAATCTAAAATTCCAAAATTTTAGATTAACTTATGTCAGTATAAATACTCCACTTATCAGCAATCCTGCTCCGATAATTAAAGCTAGACTAGGCAATATTACCGATGGATTTAATCGGGCTATCGCTCCTGATAGTTGGCGGACTTTAGGTTCTAACGACTACATAATCGATATAGACGGGCAAATTCACCTATCTACTGCGATTGGTAGATCGTGGGGGTATGGCGGCTATCAAGGCCATAGTCGAGAGCCATATCCTGAGTTTTCTGAGGCTGATGTAGAGTATTCCAGTGGCATTGATTTCTCTCAAGATACCCGACAAACAAAAGAGATAAAAGCGGCTTTTGGTCGTGTTTTAGATTGGGTATGTAATACTGGTTCTTTTAAAGGTGTTTCGTCAGTTGAGTTACCTTTTGAAGAGGCAAAAATCAACTACGGAACTGGTCAACTTGGTACAATTCCTGATGATTTGTTAATGATATTTAAAAAGTATCGCCCCATAAAATTATGAAAGCGATTTTTATCTGTCCACTTCCGCCGACTCTTAATGAACAAATAAGATACGCTCGTGCAAATAAATTTAAAAGCGCGACTACTAAAAAAGAATGGGACTTTAATATACAAAAACTTATTATAGAACAAAAAATTCCACGTTTTCCTGACAAAGTATGGATGCTTTACGAATGGCGAATTAAAAACTTTGGACGTGACCCTGATAATGTTTGTGGTAGCGCAAAATACGTTAATGACGGACTGAAAAAAGCGGGGGTTATTGTCAATGATAATTTAAAATATATCTATGGATACGATTCAATATTCACAAAATGGACGAAAGACGAATTAAAGTTAACAATTAGTGATAAACCAATTCTAAACAAAATTTTTATAGAGGATGATAATAGCAATGTCATATCTTAAATTAGACCCGTCTATTGTCTGTGTTTTAATTGTTTTCGCCTGCTTGATTCATTCTTTCTTTACTCCTGAAACTACTGACACCTACGGCAATGTTATCGTAGCAATTGTTTCAGGATACCTCGGCTACCTAAAAGGTTCCGATGCTTAACTACCCTGATCAAATCTTGCATAAAGTTTAATTCTCCGTCCTAGTTTTGCGGCAATTCCTAGCTGTTGACCCGTCGGGGACTCAAACACATTTAACTGTCTCACAAGTCCGATTCTGCCATTAATTGTTACCTGTAATTCTCCTGTACTCATGATCGGGAACGGGTAATCTTTAGGCTTTACCAATCTTCCCTCAAAATATTCACAATCGAGATAACTACCTTCTTGTACTTCTGCCGCAGGCGGTTTTGCCTGCTGTAGCCAACAGGCAATTACTAAAGACTCTATAGAAGATGCTCGCATAACTGGATTACCAACGGCATCGGTAGTCATGGTAGAGCCTGTAGCCACAGAAAAGGATAGAGAGGCATTAGCCTTAATCGTGGGATTTTCTAAAAATTTCCCCGCAACTCCAATAGCAGTGTCGAACATTTGTATTAATATAAATTTTTCTAATCTTAGTGTACCAAGATTTTCTTGACAATTCAAGTAAGAAGCCATATAGTTTAGTTATGGAGATTTCGGAAGTAAGTACATTATGAAAAATAATTTATCAGAGTCTGAAACCTGGTTAGATAATCTTTCTAGATCAATTTCTAATGAGGAGGCTTTTAAGAAAGCATTAGAATATGGGCGTGTTTTTCGTCAGAATGTACCCTCAGAAACTACCTTTCATTCCCTAACGGATGATTTAATCAATCTTGATTCTTGGACAAGAAACTTAGTGGGGGTTGTTGATTTAGGCTCAGAAGACCCCAAAGAATCGTATATCAAAAAGAGCTAAAACATGAGTATCAAACAATTTCAAATAGAGTTTAATGGGAAAAGCTCAGAACATCTCGAAGAAATATCTCAGCAGTTGAATTTATCGAGAGATGAAATTATTCGCAAAGGATTAAAGTTTATGGCTTTGTACGCTAAATCTCAGGCAGAAAAAGATACTCGGTTAATACTTGAAAAAAATGGCGATCAAAAAGAGATAATCATCTAAAAGAGGTGTTATGGTATGGATGCGAATCTAATAAAAAACCTTAAAAAAGACTTAATAAAATTAAGAAGTCAAATTTGGGATAAAATGTCGGATGCTCAAAAAGAACAATATTATCAAGATGAAGCTAACAATGCTATCAGCCTTGAAAACATTATTTCTTTTTTACATGAATACTCTGATAGAATAAAAAAAGAAATTGATAATCCTAATTTTCAGAATTTATTTGACAGAAGATTAGAGATGAAAATCACTTGTTTTGACAATTTCTGGGAGGAGTTAGACAGTGGAAGATAAATTCACGCTAGAAGATTACATCTATGTTCCCATTGAACCAGAGTTAGCAAGAAAGCTACTTAAACATCACGAAAAAGACTGGGAACCTTTTGACGAATTTAACGGCTTTTATCACTGCTTAAAACAAACGTTGGAAGACTTTGATAATAGATTTGAACCTCAAAAAGAAGAGTCTGAATTTTAATTTAGGAGTAATGCTATGCCTCAACCTATCGAACTTTCCTTAGAACAACAGTTCAACATTCGTTCTTTTCAGACTCAGGTAGAAAAAATGAGTCAGGAGCAAGCGCAGGATTTCCTGATCAAGCTTTACGAACAAATGATGGTCAGAGAAAATATGTACAAAGCTTTTCTTAAACATCAATGGGGATTAGGCGATAATCCGTGGCAAAAAACAGAGTAATACTACAATGCCAGTTATCGGTTATCGGATCAATGTACACTAACCCAAAAAACCAATGAGAACCATCTGGGAGTACCCTATAAATCCAACTTCTTGTTGCGAGATTGAAATGCCTTTAAACGCAAAGATATTATGCGTTCAGTTGCAGAATAATATTCCTACACTTTGGGCATTAGTAGAAACAGAAGAACCTAAGAGGATTTTTGATATTTTGACTTACTATACTGGTAGCTATTGGATAGATAAAAAAGGACAATACATTGGAACTTATCAACTAGCTGGATTGGTATATCATGTATTTGTTAGTCCTCATCCTGCATCTCCTTAGATAGTCCTTTCGTATATTTGTTAAAGTTTCTGATCGCATCCCTAATATTTGCCTTTCGTAAAAAATCCTCAAATAAAGAGGGACTTATAACTATCACAGAAATTGACAAAAGAATATTGATTCTTTTTCAAAAAGTAAGAGAATTGCTTGCCAATGAAAAAGAATCAATCAAAAAAACATTAGCAAAAATAAAATCTCTTGAACAAAGTAGAGGTAAAATCAATTATGACTCTTGAAGAAATCAACGCAAAATTAGACTTGCTTCTTAAAGAAATAGAAAACTGGAAACCTAAATCTGATTTATTTCTGAAAGAAATAGAAACTTGGAAGCAACCCAATATTAAAGAAAAAGGAAAAGCTAATGTTTAATGCAATCTACAAGCCCAATCAGTTGATTTTAGGCAGTGGCTATATTGCTATCTGTACAGGATGGACTCCTGCTAAGTCAGTAGCCGCAAAACTCGATCCTTCCGATTATGCCGTAATTGGTAATCTTTATAGCGCATCAAGGGGAATTAACTTTTTGGTTCGCAATTTGTTGGCTAATCCCCACGTTTGCGATCTTGTTGTAATGGATTCAACTCGTGAAGACAAAAATTCTGGTAGTGTTCAATGCTTGAAAGATTTCTTTGAGAATGGAGTTTATAAAGGAAAAAATGATGTAGGGAAAGAGTGTTGGGTAATTGATTCTTTAGTGAAAGGATATATTGATATAGATATTCCTTTAGAAGTTTTAAATCAATTACGGTCTTCTGTTACTTTAAGAGATAATCTCACAACTTACGCAATTCTGATGTTGAGGCTATCAGTTTATGGTGCTAATAAACCGTGGGCAGAACCGATGGTTTTTCCCTACAATGAACCTACATCAGAAGTAAAACCTGGCCCGCTCTATGGTCATCGGATCGAAGGTAAAACCATTGCTGAAACTTGGATAAAAATACTGCAAAGAATCAAAACTACTGGCACTATCAGACCTACTGGGTATGATGGTAAATGGCAAGAGTTAATCGACTTAATGGCGATAGTTACCGATGAGCCAAAAGATTTTTATTTTCCCGAACCTAACTATCTACCTTTAGACAGAGAGTATCTAAAGAACTATATTCCGCAAATACTTAATGATGCTGATTATCGAGAAGGGGTTAAATATACCTATGGTCAAAGATTACGCTCTTGGTTTGGTCAAGACCAGATTAAAGCAGTTATCAACAAATTGATTGAAGAAAATGACTCAGCTAGTGCCGTTATGTCTTTGTGGGATAGCGGAAGTGGAAACCCCCAAAGTCTTACCAGTGGATGTTACAGCTTGGCTTTAAAAAGTCAGCTTTTCCGATCAAACGAGCTTTTTTTCGATTCTGACGGGTGGGAAATAGTACCAAATTCTATTGACCGAGGAGGCCGCTCGGTAGGCGATTCAGATCATAATCACAGCGGATCTCCCTGTCTCAATCATATCTGGGTAAGAGTAGTAGATAATGAACTATCCCTGACAGCTACCTTTAGAAGTAATGATATGTTTTCCGCTTGGCCAGCTAATGCAATGGGATTACGGGCTTTACAGCGTCATATCAGAGATGAAATTGCTAGTGAATCTGAGTACGATTTAACAATGGGTCCACTGATTACTATTAGTCAATCAGCCCATATTTACGATGACTGTTGGGAGAATGTCGAACAGTTAATTAACAATCAATACCAATCAATTATTAGTCAAGAGTTTCGAGGCTACAGTGACCCTGCTGGTAACTTCTTAGTAGAAACAGATGGCAATAATATCACGGTTAGTCAGCTAACCCCTAGTGGTGAATTTGTGGGAAAATGGGAAGGTAAGAATCCTTTGAAGCTAATCCGTCAAATAATTGCCGATTGTCCCAGTATTCAATCTTTTCATATCGGCTACCTAGCTAGAGAAATTGAACGGGCATCTCAACTAAAAACAAATTACACTCAGGATAAATAAATGTCAACACAAATCATCCCAAAAGGACAATCCCTTCCCGACGGCACTTATCTGTATAAATGCCCTTGCTATGTTAATCCTTGCAACCTGTGTTTTAACGGCAATGAGACTGCTATAATTAACTCTTTAAAGACAGCAAAAGGACAAAAATATTATGGCAACTTAAAAGCTTATTTGGCTATAAAAGGACAGATCATTATATCTACTGCAAAGTCAATAAAAGAAAAAAATAACGGCAAATTTACAATGATTAATATTACAGAATTAGCTGATACTCTAGGGTTTCCTAGAACACGAATTAAACCTTTAATAGAATATTTAGAAGAGTGTGGCTTTATAAAAGCTGGAACTTATGATAGACTGAGAATATCAATCAATTGGCAACCGACAAAGATGTAATTACTTCAAATTAAATTACACTCAAGATAAATAACAATGGACGCTAAACAAGTTCTTACAGAGTTAATACAATCGGTCAACGAAATTGATTTATACAATTTCTTATTACTTTATTCAAATATAGGAATTAAGAGTGAAAATAAAGTTGATGATGAAGTCGATCATGGAGAAATTAGGCATGATCAAATCAATGCTTGGATTGATAAAGCTATAGAAGCGACTTACGAAAAATCAGAAAAAAATGACCGTCCTAATATTGAATAAACGCTAGGATTATTAAAGTAAAATTAAAAATCTGTAGGAGTAAATAAATGATTAATGTAATTCAGAGAAATGGAGAAACTCGACCCTTAGACATCACTAAAATTCGACGAGTAGTTGAATGGGCGTGTGAAGGGTTAGAAGTAAATCCCCTCGCTTTAGAATCAGGATTAACTTCTCGATTACGAGATGGGATTACCACTAGAGAAATTCAAGACAATTTAGTTAATGTAGCTACACAATTGTTTTGTGTAGAAGAAACCGATTGGAAGTATGTAGCCGGAAGACTTCACATCTGGGGATTATGGAAAGATACAAGGATTAAAAGAGAATTTGGCGGCTATTTATCTCGTACGGTTTTTAGAAGATTGGAAGGAACCGACTACGCTAAATATGTCCAGTGGCAAGTGGATAGGGGTGTTTATGATTCAAAAATTACTGAAATCTATGACGAAAACGATTTAAAGATTGCGGGGGATTGGATATACCCAGAATACGATAAAGATTTTGACTACGCTGGTGCAATCATGCTGTCAGAGAGGTATTTGCTTGATTGTGAATTACCTCAAGAGGCTTTCCTGACTTGCGCTTTATTGCTTGCGAGCGTAGAGGAAAACCCAGAGAATAGATTAAGAATTGCGTTTCAAATTTACTTAGCTATAGCTCAAAGAAAAATCTCTTTAGCTACTCCAATTTTAGGCAATCTAAGAACCCCTAATGGTTCTTTAAGTAGTTGCTTCATCGTAGCAATGGAAGACAATCTAGAGAGTATTTTTAGCGAGATTACTAATACTGCTCGCATCTCAAAAAATGGCGGCGGTGTTGGGGTAAATGTAAGTAGAATCCGTGCCACTGGTAGCTGGGTAATGGGGAAAGCTAATGCTTCCGGGGGGATTATACCCTGGATTAAATTACTCAACGATACAGCTATTGCAGTCAATCAAGGGGGGAGACGCGCCGGGGCTGTCACTGTTGGGGTTGATATTTGGCATCTAGATGTGCCAGAATTTTTAGAAATGCAGACAGAAAACGGTGATCAAAGACGTAAAGCTTATGATGTTTTCCCCCAATTAGTTATTCCCGACGAATTTATGCGTCGGGTAGTAGATAAAGACGAGTGGACATTAGTTGATCCTTATGAAGTTCGGGCAAAACTAGGGATAGAATTAGCAGAATTATGGGGCGAAAAATTTGAAGATGCTTACAAATTAATTGAAGATAATCTAGGGACAGAAATTACTCTCTACAGAAAAGTTAACGCTAGGGAGTTATTTAAAGATGTTATGCGCTCTCAAGTTGAGACAGGTATGCCCTATCTTGCTTTTAAAGATACCATTAATCGGGCTAATCCTAATAAACACGACGGGTACATCCCTCAAGTTAATTTGTGCTGTGAGAGCTTCTCTAATGTCACACCGGGTAAAACAGCCCATTGCTGTAATTTAGTTAGTCTTAATTTAGCCAACATTGACACTCTTACTAATTTAGCGGAAATGTGTCATCTTGCTGTTAGAGTGCTTGACAATACAATCGACTTGACTTGTCCCCCGATTGGTGAAGCCAAAAAACATAATGACCGTTATCGCACTATTGGAGTTGGGGTTATGGGATTAGCTGACTGGTTAGCTAAACAAAAATTATTTTATAAAGACTTTAAATCTATCAATGATTTATTTGAAAGAATTAGCTATTATTGTACTCACGCTTCGATGAGATTGGCTAAAGAACGCGGTGCTTATCAAGCTTTTTCCAGCAGTGAATGGAGTCAGGGTAAATTACTAGGGGCTAAACCATTAGAATGGTTCAACGTAAATTCTGATAATACCTATAATTGGCATCAATTAGCCAAAAGTATTCAACAATTTGGCATTAGAAATTCCCATATTACTGCTGTAGCTCCCAACACTACTTCTTCCTTAATTCAAGGTTGCACTGCCAGTGTTTTGCCCGTTTTTAAGCGGGTATTTACAGAAAAGAACTCAAAGGGTGCTATCCCTAATTGCCCTCCTTTTATTAAGGATTTCTTTTGGTATTACCAAGAGAATCAAAATCTTGATCAAAAGATTGTTGTTCAAGCGATTGCTGAAATGCAAAAATGGATTGATACAGGGATTTCTATGGAATTACTATTTAACCTTAATCAGGGTGTTTATTTTCCTGACGAACCTAACCGCGTATTAACAGTTAAAGAAATTTACGAAACTCTAGTTTTAGCGTGGGAATCAGAATGTAAAGCAGTCTATTATGTACGGACTGTTCAGAAGGATAACTTTAAAGATAGCTGTTCTAGTTGTGCTAATTAACCATGAATATCATTTTTTCTGTTATTTTATCAATACTCGAAAAAATAAATAATCATTATGGCAATAATAATTATTAACTTTCTAGCAACTATTGTATTAAGTATATTTTTACTTTATACTGCTTTAATTTTTGCTGTTGTCTTGTGTAGAGTGTTTTTTAGATTTAAGACTAATTTAATCTACACAGTTAAACAATTTAAATACTATTTAACAGATGAATATAATCGGATTAGTTCTTGTAAATATTATAATCCTGAAACCCATAAAGATTTTAATCTGAAATGTAGTGTAAATCCCTCTATTTCTTGTGTACAATGTAGAGACTGGGAACCTTCAGATAAACCATGATTTCAATAATTAAAAGAATCATAATCGCTCACAAATGGCGTTCATCTAATAAGATGATTAGTACAGCTATTGTTTTTAAAGATAGCTTAATCGTTTTTGATTGCAATTTAAATTTATTTCGGATTCCGTTTAGTTCTCTGTCAGCACTAAAAAGAATCGAAATATCCGACCAATCAAGATTTACTATTCCAGAAGACGGCAGCTATATTCACTGGGAAAAATACGACATACATCTTGACCTAGAAGCTTTTAAATCAATCTTCAGATAATTTACTCAATCAAAACTATGACATTAGCAAATCTTAGCAATAAAATGCCCATTTCCCCGATCTTCAATCCATCGGGGGATGATGCGATCAAAAACCGTTCGATCTGGTTTGGTAACACTACTAACTTGATGCAATTAAATGATGTCCGCTACGCTTGGGCTGTAGGTTTATATCAACAGATGCGTGAAAATTTCTGGATTCCGCAAAAAATAGATATTACTCAAGATATAACTGACTATAATAACTTAACCCTTGATGAAAGACGCGCTTATGATGGTATTTTATCCTATCTAACTTTTCTTGATTCTGTACAAACCTGTAACATTCCTCACTTAAAATCTTGCGTCACAGCCCCAGAGATCAGCCTTTGTATGGCAGAACAAATCTCTCAAGAGGCTATGCACAATCAAAGTTATCAATACTTGATTGAGACTATTATTCCCTCAAACAAAAGGGCTGAAATTTATGATTTATGGCGCACCGATAAAGTTCTCAAGGATCGCTGTGAATTTATTGCTAGTTCTTATCAAAAATATATTGACAGCCCAACACAGAGTAATTATTTTGGTTCTCTGTGTTCTAATTATATTCTAGAAGGACTGTATTTCTATAATGGGTTCCAGTATTTTTATAATCTAGCTTCTAGACATCTAATGGCTGGAAGTGCCGATATTTTTAGGATGATTAATCGAGATGAGTTAAGTCACGTCCGATTGTATCAAAAATTAATTGTGGAAGCATTGCAATTATTCCCAAAAGAGTCAATTAAAAAAGGCATAGCAAGTTCTTTTTTGGAGGCTGTCAATCAAGAAATTAATTGGTCCAACCATATTATCGGTAATCAAATACTGGGCATTACTGAAGAAAGTATAGATCACTATACTAAATACCTTGCCAATATTCGACTAAAAGCCATCGGCTTAAATCCAATTTTTACCGAGGACAAATACAAAAAATCTCCCTATTCCCATTTAGAGAAATTCTCTGATACTCAAGGGGAAGGTCACACTAAGTCAAACTTTTTTGAAGCAACTGTTACCAGTTATGTTATGTCTTCTGGCTTAACGGGATGGGATGATATTTAACAGCATCGCTCGATAAGACAGAAAGCTGTTGATGCCACCTTTTTTTCGGTTGTGCTAAAAGGTGGTTATTATTGCCACTCTTGTCTTGCCATGTGATCAATTCTGCTGGTGGAATACTAATTCCAGCTAAGTATTTTCTGTAATTCAATTTAAATTCTCCAAATATTTTCTGATTTTATTTTACCTTAAATATCAGAAACAAGAGGTGGACGATTTTTAAAAGGATGCGCGGTGGGAAGGTTGGCGGTCAAGCCCCTATTCCACGCGAGATAGCCTTCAACAATCTGACGGATAGAAGTATTTGTTGTTCTCAACAGAATAAAATCGGTCATTGTGATATTTGAAAAGCGAGGCGCGTTTGCTTGCGCGGCTAAAGTGAAACCAAGGTTCATGTTATTCGGTGCGCTAATCCCGTTTGTGGTTCCTTCCAAACTGCCGTTCCGCCACACGCCCCAGCCTGTCACGTTGCTCTGGAATGCCATGACCTGCGCGTTGGTATTGTTGTATGCCGTGCCGGAATTGAGGTCGTAACTGAAGAGGCCTGGAGAGTAATACGGATACGACGCCCCGAAATTGTTACTGTTCTTCACGTAATGCAGCCCGCCACGGTCAGAAGAACTAGTGAGAACGCTGACGCTGGGCCTGTAGGTATCTGCACCAGTGCCAGCACCGCGACGGACAAAGATCCAATACACACCGTGAGTTGTGTTTTGTATCTGCGTGGTAGAAATTGACAAGCTATCGTTTGATCCGTCGAAAGTTATACCCGGCAGTCCAAAAAATTCAGTCTGGGAATAGACAGGCTGGTTCGCCGCAGTTGTCTGAGTTGCGTGTGCGTCATTGCCACTTTTGTCGCGCCATTGACTAACGCCTGTGGCAATTGTAATAGTGCTTGAATCAGCCGCATCTAACCACACTGAAAGCGTTCCAATAGGTAAATCTGCGGGTGTCCATAATCGGGGACTAGCATCAATTATTAGCATTAATTAAAATTACAGACCTTTAAAAATCGCTATCAAATTAATTACTGCTTTTCTAAAGAAAGCAAATACTTTTTGTAGAAAATGCTGATTACTTCTACCTTTTAAGATAAAAATACTATTATTTTTATCGCAACCAAAAGTAGTATTATCAGTAGCGTCAAACCAGAGATAAAGTCTTTTAGATTTTAGTTCTACTGGTGTCCACAATTGCGATTTTTGTGATTTTTTAGATTCAAACATAACAAAACTCCTACAAGACCTAATTATTAAAAACCGCAGACACTTTGAGAATATTTTGATTCAACAATTGAGCTAACAGATTCTCGTCATTAAATTGCTGTGTTACTGCCTGCAAAATATCCGATTCAGAAATCGGATTTAATTTATCTCCAATATTAATAGAAAGCGC